CTATACATTAAGTGAAAATTTTACTGCATTTCCCTCTAATAATTCAACTGTTTTATCTCTGTTATTTTCGTACACGTGAATATTACCCAAAAATAATGTGATAGATTTTAGCGGTAAATTTACTTTTTGACTAATTAAATACAAATGATAGATGTCTGCTGGTAATCCTAAGTTAGCATCGCTAGATCGCTGGTAAGCAGATAAGACTAACTTACCCTTATCTATTTGAAACTGAATAAGCGACAAACATGGTTGCTGATTGCTCTCAGTATCATTCTTACCAAGGAATAATACATAATTCTTACTATTTCGCTGTTCCTTGTTAATCTTCTTAATTAAGTCGGGAAGTTGCTCAAAATAAGTTGGGTAGCTGTTGACCAATATCGGACCACAATAATCCCACCAAGTAATCCCAGCTTCACGGTACTTTTCAGTAAGTCTTTCACCGCTTTGGAATAGTTCTAATTCTGTTTTTAGCTTATTTCGAGCAATTCCGTGGCCCTCAAAAATTTGAAGCAAATCAGCAGGTTTTAGTTCTAGCTTTTGGTTCAAAAGAAAGGTAATATTACCTTTTTTATTCTCTTGAAGTTTCCCTTTTTGAAGTATTTTATTTAAGATTTGATGGTATTTATTCATTGTTTTGTAAATTATACTATTGTTTTACTACATTTGTAATCTCTTACCACTATGAACAACAAAACCTGCTAAAGAAGACTTTTGTCCTCCGTAGCAGGTTTCTGTGTGTTTAAAAAGTGGTAAGAGATTTTTTAAAGCGGAGGACGTTTTTTAATTCCTTTCCTCCTCGGAATTACAGTTCTACAATTGATTTCAAACCGTGATCTTTGTCTAATAAATTAAGCAACCAAATCAAAACCTTGCCGGTTCTGCTTAGTGTGCCATCACGTTCGTTCTTTCCCAGTGCTGAAGAAATAGTTTCTTCAGAATTTCCAAACTCATAACCTTTCTCAGTTCTTAAAGTGAGGTTCCAAAGCTTCCGAAACTCACGATTGCCAAACTTATCAATATTCACTGCTGTACTTCTGAAATAGCCTTTAGCGTGGTCTTTTGCCGTGAATAAAACCACAAAGAAATTAATAATTGTAAGCGGTAGCAAAAGACAGAATGCAACCAAAAAAAGCAGTATATCTACAAAAAATCTAATCATATTGCGTCTATTTCAGTTTTAAATTTCTCGACATAAATCTCCATAAACCTTCCTAAAACATCAACAATATGCATTTGTTTATTCTTAACAAGAAAACGCACGTATTGAACGCTTTGAGCTTTTAGTGTTTCGGTAATTTCAGAAATAATATTACCATCATCATCACTCTCTTGAATAGTTTTAGTTAACAAACCATTTTTTCCGGCGACATCTTCGATATTACCTTCATGAATCATCCATAATGGCATTTTCAATCTTTTGTGGATGGTTCCGCCATCTTTTAAAATCAAATATTGGCGAACATTAACGTAGATTCGTTCTTCGTCGCCTTCCATATCAGGCGTATTAAAACCTGTAACAACAAGTTTTCGTTTAAATTGTGGATAAACTGAATGTTCAGGCAAATCCATCTCAAACCACGTTTTGCCGATGTTTTTTATTGCATCTAATAATGCCTGATTTTCAGGCGAAATAATTGTTTTTTTCATTTTAATTAAATTTAAAAGCTTTAATTATCTGTGATTGGATTTGTTGTGCAGCACCTCTGTTGACAATATTAAAGAATAAAGAATATCCACTATTATTGGAAATAGTTTTTGATACGTTAGAATTACCTATAATTGTTCTGAAAAGGTTTCCTGTTTTTATAAAGATAATTTTGGGAGAATAAACAGACCCTAAACCTATGGTATCATTGTTAAACGTATTTATACGATTTTCTTCAGTCCAGTTATATTTCATATAAATTAATGATGTGATTGCTAAAATATTCGGTGTATTAGAATATCCTAATCCTATATGTGAGGTTGCTGGGTTAGCAAAATGCCATTTTTCAGAAATATTGACATTTAATTCAATATAAAAATCTTCACCCTGTGCGAATATTTCAGAAGATTTAACACATAAACTTGGGACAATAGAACCATCATTTAAAACAGGTGTATTTAACACCACATTAGCACCTAATGCGGTGTTGTTAGGATTAGGGTTCACTTCGTTAAATTCCCATGTTATAGCAGACAAATCAATATTATTAACTTGATTAACGACTGTTAAATCTAACGATGTCACAAAAACCTTAGCTCCGCTGGTCAAACGGATAAAATATTGTCCCATTGGGAAATCATGGAAATTATAGAAGAATATCAGTTGTAAACCATTGTCGTAAGTTTGAATTTGGTTATCTGGAATTACAGCAATAACAGTGGTTTTATCCGAAGCTAAAATCTCTACTTTTCGATTGATTCCAAGGTTTAAATTTGCTCCTTGTAATAGTATGTATTCGATGCTGTCATATTGATTTTGAACTATTGGCGGAGAAATTAAATTAACGGATGGATTACCCGGACTTCCTGTGCCACCTCCTAATATTTGGGCTAAATTTAAAGCTTGTGCAGTTGTGAAACCTTGAAATGTACTCAAAAAATCCTCAAAATCATTGTACATCAAACCTCTCTTAATAGCTGAAGAATTAGAACCATAATAACGATTTCCATTCTTTGTGATTTGATTAGGTAATGTTTCAGAATTATCATCTAAAACCAGAGCTGACATTCTAGCCCTACCTGTTAAGTGTAGTTGCTCGGTTGGTGATGCGGTTCCTACACCAAATTTATTGCCGCTGGCTTCACGGAATATGCTGGAATTTTTGAAATTTTCGCCATCCCAAAATAGAAGATAACTGGCTCCTGCATTAATATTTTGCCAACTTGTCAAACCGTTGGTATTTTTTGCGAAAAAAGAACCGTTTTGCGTAGGTTTTCCGATTTTCCCATCCAAAGCCGATTGAAGACCTTCAACCATTGCCATAGTAATCTTTGTCAAACCAGTAGGCAGATAATTTCCAATAACAGATTTATTTCCGCCTTTAAAAATGAAAAGAGAGTAATTTCCATTAACATCCGGAATAGCGACAAAATCGTTTTTTTGAAATTCATAATTGCCCGAATTAACAACAAAAGCAGCCAAAGTATTTTCGCTGGCTTCGATTAGATCTGTTAATCCCAAAGCTTCGATTTTGTCGGCTCTTATTTTTCCGCCTACAGTATAATCGGCAATCATCATCGCCATTGCACGAATTTGGTTTTTATTGAAAACTTCCGGAGATTCTCCCAAATCTACCAAAGCAACATTATCAGGAATAGAACCAACTCCTAAAGCTTCTTTCCAAACTTCTTTTTGCTCATCGTTTAGATTAGATGCATCAAGTTTTGCAAGTGTATTTAGGTGAGCGTTTTCGTCAGAAGCATGATTTATTCCAAGTTTATTTTGCAAAGCTTTTTCTAACCCTGTAATATCTGAAATGCTGAATTTCTCATCTTTAAACCAAATTGAGTTCCAAGTATATTGAAATTGTTCTTCAGACGGAATATCGTCCGTCTGAAAGTATTGATAAACATCTGTTCTTAATTGTGACATAATTTTACTGGAAATTTGGTTCAATAAAGTTTACTATTGTACCCGGATTAATAACTTTGACGGGTGTTGAATTTCCTCCCGGATTGATTGTTATGGTTTTATTTCTCCATACATTTCCACCACCATCAAAACCACCACTTTGCGGATTTCCTTCATAAGGTTGGATTACTCCAAATTGAGTATCTAAATTTGGTAAGTTGTTTTTTGTTAATACAATTGTTTTATTACCAACAGTAGCTCCAAGTGTTGAAAAATCTACATCATTCGGATCACAATGAATCAACATCTTTCCGGTTGTGTCGGTGCATTCTTTCCAACCAAAAGGAATTTCGCTTGCAGGTTTTCTGAACGGCAGAATAACACCACCGTTTACAATTGGAGCTGTCTTAATCTCAAGTTTCATAACACGCTCAAGAATGCTTAAAACTGTTGTTAAATCTGCTTTGGATGCAAGACTTTCCTTAATCTCTTTTAGAGTGAGAATTCTTACAAAATCAGCCCAATTGTACGTAGTTGTGGAATTTCCAAATTTTACTGTTTTCTTTTCAATCAGAACTTTTGAAATCTGATTTTTGAAAACCTTGGTGATATCTTCCTGATGGATGTAAACGGTATTATTTACCGTACCGCCTTCGAAATACAAAACATCACCGTCAATGGCAACAATTCCCGGACTTACTAAAGTGCCATTGACTTCACAACCTTGTAAAATAGTTAGATGTCCTGCTACGTTTCCGAGTACGTTAAATATTTTGTATGCTTCCTGAATCTGATCCATAAGATCAGCGGTCAACGGTACACCATCCGTCTGCATAAATTTAAAATTCAGTCTCATAAATATTCGATTCTGTAATTCTTTGATTGTAACATATAATATTCGATTTCAGCACGTAGCTGAAGTTCATTTAAACCTGCCGGAACTTTCACAATGAAATCAAATTCAGAGTTCAGTTCAGCTTCTGTGTATAGGTAAATCGGAAAACTGTCAATGTAAAGCCATTGTGTTTTTGTTCGCCACTGGTCGTCTTCACCTTCAGTGTATAAAAAAGTACCGTCAAACAAAACCGCCTTAACAATTTCTATTCGCCTTTCAACCGGATCAAAATAATCGTTCAGCCTTTTTTGCATTGAAAACTTTTGGCAGGTTGTATTTATCTTAATAAGATTTTGTTTTCTGTTTTTCAAAAACTCATTGTATAAGACCTCAATTGAAGTCACTAAAACCAAGACAAAATCTCTAATAATAGGCATCCGTAAAAATGTCGGAAGCCACTCGATTGCAAGTTTTTTAAAGTTGATATTAAAAACATTATCATTCATCACACAATAAATTGAAGTCCTGTATAATCTTCTACTTTGAAACGTCCGGATGCAGGAATTACTGACATATTTACAGGCTGATAAAAACCATATCCGTTCTGTGCCGGATCAATCCATTTAGATTGAACCTGTAATGTTTGAATATCTTCCACGCCATCGACCGCCATAATAGCAGACTCAAATTTTTGCACACTTAATTCGCCATTGAATGACAGATTTTTAAGAAAGTTTTCGATAGCCTCATTAACTGGATATTTCGCTGTAATGATGCTCATACCATCTGATTTTAAAACCATCGGATCATATTTAACTTTAAATGAAAACTTGAGCATATCCGGCAAATAATTGATGATGGTAACGTGGTCGCCTGATGGTGCAATTTCTTCGATGTATTTTGAAAACGCTTGCATAACCTCATTTGAAAAAATATCATCTAAATTTTCCGGGGCAATTTTCATCACGATTTTTGCTCGGTTATTTTCAACTACACGATTGGTTTTAGCATACTTTACAATTTTGGAAACTTCGATTTGTTCATCCGTTGCAATAACCTCTACACCGTTTTGCGTGAATGTTGGCTTAAACTGGTCGTTTTCATCTTGTAAATCAAAACCATATTGAAAACGTAATGCTTCAGAACTGTATCTTCTTAGGTTGAATACTTTTTGGTTGGCAATTAACTCTTTAATTTCCTGTAAATGCAATAATGCCGATAAAGCGAAATTATAGAGTACCCAAGCAACACACTCGAAAAGAAGTCGCCAAATAGCCGTTTTTGATTTACTATTCAAACCTGCTAAACCAGGTCTTTTATTTTTTTCGGCAATAAGTTCCGCTAATAAATCAGCAAATGTTTTATTCATTTTATCCAACTTTAAATGTACTTCCGACTTTCATCCAGCCGATACCTCGTTTTTCTTTAATTATTTTTAAATCCTGCAACGCTGTTGCAGGCTGGATTGCTCTGGAACTGTAATAATTCAAAATATCCGTATCCTTTACCATGTTATCAGGAACAAGCAACACCGAACCAGCTACCAAAATATCACTCACCGCCATATTGTTAGCAACAGCGATAAGAAATGCATTGGCAACGCTACCTGTATGCTGGATGGCGAAATCCAATAAGTTTTGGTTATGTAGGACTTTGAATTGCATTGCATTATATCTTTCCGTTCAACTGCTTATATTTTGAGAGCTCAACGGTTAATTTTTCCACTTTTTCCTCAAGGTCGTGGATGGTTTTCGTTGCTTCCGTGAATTTTAGAATTACCTCCTGCTTTTCCTGCTCAGCTAACCTTACGGCTGCTATGGCTTTTTCAAGACGAATTCCCATATCATCTACTAATTTTTGATAATAGCCTAAACCTTTATCAAAGTTTTCAATTTGAGTACTCTCCACATCGGCAGCCGCTTTTTTTCTCCCGAAAAACCACCCGGAAAACCCAGTGATTAAAGCAGCTATGAAAGTGCCGATATTTTCTTTTATTAAATCTTCCATTTATTCAATTTTTACAATCGTTACAGCTCCATTGGGAGCAGTTGCCGTGATGGTCATATTTTTTATCTCAAAAATCACTGCCTTTGCCAAAGCTTCAGCAAATTTGGTTTTAGAATCTTCCGGACTGTTTTCCTCCAGTCCGCAATCATCCATCACCTGTATGATTTTATTTTTTAATCTGTCTTCTGATGTTGCCATTTAATCAGTTTTTAAAAAGTCTTTAAACCTGTTTTCAATTGCCAAAAATTGAGGTTTATTAACTAATAAAATTGTACTTCCTGTATTGGTTGTAAACTTCATTTTTTGGATTTCCTTTAATAAATCACTCATCAGTTTTGCAAGCGTTTCGTTTTCTTTTTTAAGAAGAAAACCATTGCTGTCAAAATTGAACTTTACACCTCCAATATTCCAATCTACTTGCTCAACCTCGCTGTAAACTTCTACATACAACTGCTTAATATCTTCCTCAATAGGAGAAACCAAAACAGATGAACCTATAACCGGGTAGATGAACAATTGTTTTTTTGATCCATCAATAATAGCTGAGAGTTGCACATTATAATATTCAATATCATTATCCTGCACGGTGCAGGTTCCTGCGTCTTTATCCACCTCTATTACATCCGCTGCAAAAGTGGAAATTCCTCTGCCTTTTAAGGCAGCAAAAGCCTTTTGCAAATCATCCATTATAGTCTATTTCCTATGGTTACTTTTCTTCTTGCTCCTGAAGTTCCGTAAGTTGTTACTACTTGTTTTATAAAGTAATTTCCCTCACGGTTTTTATGCTCTTTGTCTATCAGCTCCGCTGTCATCCCACGTGTGGCAAAAGGAATAAGAAAAGAAGTTACATCACCTTCAAAACCGTCATACTTCGCTTCTTTCAAAACTTTATCTGCCATACTTTGCAGTACTTTTTCATCATATACCGCAGTCAGATTATATTTTCTTTCTTCACCACCTTCATCACCAGCGGTGTAAGTTTTCTTTTTATTTGTTTTTTTATCCGTCCAGCTGTAGATGACTTTTATTTTTTTCTCATCAGCCGTTTTGAATTCTAGATTATTTTCAACCAAATTATAATTCAAATCATACTTCACTCTTTGCCCAATATTGGTACTCTGTTGTAAGCCGCAATACAATGTGCCGTCATCTTCAAGAAAAACACTCATTGCCATCGTTTCTTTAATCTCTTGGAGTGCCTGTGTGCCATTTTTAGACCTGATGATCCAACTTTCTAAAGCTACATCCGGAATCTTTTTTGAGAGCTTAATTTCAGTTCCAGAAACGATTTCCTGCAAAACTTCTTTTAATGTTGTTTTTTTCCAACTTTTTGAAATATTCTTACGTCTCAACAACCACATTGCATCTTCACAATGGATCTCCATTGGTATTTTCGGATTTACTTTTTTTACAATCCCAGTAAACTCAACACCTTCATACTTACCTTCGTAGCCTAATGTTATCTTTACGCTGTCTCCCGGTTTGATTACCTCTTCGATATATTTTTGCTCATTATTGGAGCGGATTTTAAATTTTGTCGGCATTTTTATAACTGCCATATCTACGAGCTCAGTTACACTTTTGGTTATTTCTACCTCATTTACTGAGTGGAAAATGTATTTTCCGATCTCTATTTTACAAGTCAGAATAAACATTACAGTAATGATTTTAAATTGCTTTCTCTTTCCGACAAATCAGCGTAAAAATCCTGATCACTTACGGCTATAATGGTGAATTTTTGCAAACCTTGTTCGCCCGCCATTTCATCAAACTGGATATCTTTGAATACAATATTTCTAATTTCAAATAATTCTAAAAATGGGTTTGAAACCACTTCTAAAGAATCATTGATTTCAAACATTCTTTTTAGTTCCGCCACCTGTTCAGCTGGATATGTTTCTGGTTCAGCCTCGTTGACACAGACACCTTTAATATTAATGCTATAATCTTCCGTGCAGATATATTCCTTTACGGTTCCTTTACGCTCTTTGCCCACTGTTGCAGTCTCTACGATTGTTTTGGACAAACCGATAGACATTAAAGGCTCATTAGGAAACACATATTGATTGCCGGCTTTGTCAGAAACTTTTAATGTGGTAAAATATCTACTGTAAATTCCAGTGATATTGACCACCCAATTTCAATTCAAAGTGACCAGGTAATTTCGGTTTAAATTGACCACCCTTAATTTTGATAAAAACTCTTGTTTTTCATGTGTCAATTAGTATTCAAATATAATAAATAATTACTCCCTGTTAACTCCTCTCTTTTTTCTCATAGATTCCCCCTGGAGTTCCAGGCGGTGGGACTGATGTATAAGTCTGTCCAGAATAGCATCGGCAATGGTCTTTTCACCAATAATGTCATACCAGCCCTGCACCGGGATCTGCGATGTTACAATGATGGATCCGTTGTTGTGACGGTCTTCTATGATCTCCAGAAGGGTTATCCTGTTGGCACTGTCCAAAGCCTGAAGACCAAAATCATCAAGGATGATCACATCCTGTCTTTGTATTTTTGCTAGTTCCCGCAGGTATGATCCGTCTGCTTTTGCCATTTTTAATTTGGCAAACAGCTTGGAAGTATTAAAATAGTTGACCTTGAAGCCTTCGATACAGGCTTGATAACCCAAGGCAGTTCCCAGGTAGCTTTTACCCACACCTGTACTTCCTGTGATCAGGATGTTCTCATTTTTTTCTACGAACTCACATCCTGCAAGACGCATTACCAGATTACGGTCGAGATTGCGGGTGTCATCGAAGTTGACACTTTCAATACTGGACTTGTAATGGAACTTAGCATTTTTAATGCTTCGCTCTATGCGCCTGTTGTGCCTCTCATCCCATTCGGCATCGATGAGCATCGATACAAACTGGTCGAGGGTATAATGGTCTGTCCTTCCGCTCTCAATGGCGGTCTTAAAGGCATTGTGCATGCCGTAAAGCTTCATTTGCTTCATTTTGCTCACTGTCGGTTCGTTCAT